ATACAGGATACCTCGCTTGTAATGGTTGTGCATAAGACTGTGCTTGATCTGCAATACGTTGCATATCCCATTTAGCACAGAATTTCATAAGACGCATGCCTACTTGTGTAACGTCTTTAGGCTTTGCATGTTCTTGAATAGTATTATTAATTATCTCTCTAATCTCTGCAGGTTGCGCAGTTAAATCGCAGAGTGTTACGTTACGATTGTAGTCATCAAGTACACGATGTTCTTCACCGTTGTGATCAGTCCAACGCTGTAGCATCATGTTATTCCAGTTGTAGCCTTTAGTGTCTTTATCTGCAAATGCTTCGTTAAGACCAACTTTGTTCTTAGTACCTTTTGTGCGCACACCCGGGTATGCACTAAACACGTTATCACTAGTGTCACCTCGCATACACTTTTCAAACAACATAAACTCAGGTTGTGGCGCAGCCTTAGGCTCTTTAGTTTTCTTGTCGATTACAGGCTTACCTTTGTCATCAAAGTAACCTTCGTGTGTAATAGTTGTATTACTTACACCATTATACTGTGTACAGTTAGGACCAATTAGTTGTGCAAAGTCACCGTCGGTACTAATAATAACACAATGATCATTAGGATGTGCTTGCACCCAACCTGCAATAAGATCATCTGCTTCAAGTTGCGGATGACGCATAACAGTACAGTTAGTCTTGTCACTTACAAAGTCTTTAAACTCGTCAAAGAGTTCCCAAAACACAGTATCTTCTTCTTGCTGTTGTGGAGTAAGTGCATCACGTGCTACTTGCCTGTTACGCTTGTATGGCTCGTAATAATCTTTACGCCAGCTGCGTCCTTCTAAGCAGAACACAACATGATCTGCATTAAAGTCAGTCCATGCTTTCTTTACACTGTTAAGCGTAATATGAATTGCCATACCTGCTTTCGTATCGATATCGCCACGTACAACGTGACGAGCTCTAAAGAACGTGTTAGCAGTATCTACTAGTACATAAGTTGCCATTGTATTGCCTTGTATTGTTTTAATTTAAATATAGTATAACACCTTTGTTTGTAGTTGTCAACTAACTTCGCTCTTGCCTTTACTAATAGGAACAACATTAATATATCCTGCGCCTCTATTAGTGTCTTGTCCTTCTTCTTCTAACATATTATAAACAATGTCACGGAACCATCTATCTACAATTTCTTCTTCTGGATCGTTGTCAACACCATAACCTGCTTGAACAAGTTGAGCAATAAAATATTCATTCCAGTCAAGTTCAAAAAAGCCATTGCGAACATTTTCTTCGTTGACCTTAACATCAATAACATTTACCCAGGGTTCTTTTTTGCGTGTATGATACGCTTTAGGATCACGTTGTTTAAGAAGAGCAAGTTCCTGCTGTTCTAATTGTGCCTTTTCAGCAGCTAATGCTTCTTCCTTAGCAGTAATGCCTGTTAAGTCTCTTACTTTTTTATTCCACCAACCCATTATATTTGTTTCCTTATTTTTTCGTATTGTTCTTCAGTAATCACTTTACCTTGCAAATGATCAAGGTCTTCCTTACTAAGTCCCCCAGGCATTCCCGAATAAAGATATGTGGAGTCTTGGGGTGAATCGCCATCCTTTTTCCATACAGATGTTCGCAACTTCTTGAACGTTGAGATTATACTCTTCCGAGCGTCCCCCAAGCGGCATAAGATATACTGGACACTCAACGCCTCGATCACGGTATGCTTGAACAGCTCTGCCAGCTTCATCAATGTCTGCACGATCAGCAACAACGAATTTGAGATACATATCACTGCCATCCACGCTAGCATAATTGGCAGCAACATCAGGACGTATAGCGTCCTCCCAAGATTCTCCACTAACGGATAGCTTAGGCGAGCAACTCCAGGTGACAGTAAATCTTCCATTGCTATTGAGATAGTTGTAGAAATCTTCATGTAGTGTTTGTGTAGTGTTTGTTTCAAATGTGACATTTTTTAAATCCTTCATACGTGGGTGTTCAAACAGCTCTACATATAGCCGTTGCCACGCCAACAACGGCTCGCCGCCTGTAAGGATAAGATGCACATCTTGTCCATTATCCATTGTCCACTTGCCTTCTGGAGTAAGCGACAACAAATGCTCAACTACTTCGTCAACTTCTGCCTGACGATTAAAGTCTTTAAACTCAGGATAGATACTAGCATACGTATCGCAACCTGTGTGGATAATAGGCAAGTCTTCAAACTTTTCAGTTGTTTCATGCACACCTGCATCAATTAACCCTTTTACTTCGTCGTTGTATCTATTACCTGCGGCATGCTTCTCTGCACGACTAGGCTCGTTACGTCCTAGTCCAAAGTTCATACAACGGAAGTTACAACCGAATGTGCGCAGGAATACACTAGGTACTCCTACAAACTTGCCTTCGCCTTGCACACTATAAAATGCTTCGCTATAACGTAGTTTCATCGTGCAAACTCCTGTTGCAGTTTGATGTTGTCAAAGAACTCTTTCTTTGTACCAGCATCAGTTTTAAACGCACCTTTTAGTACAGTTGTTTGTGTAAGACTGCTATGCGCCATAATGCCTCGATTCTCACAACAACCATGTGTTGCTTGAATGTACACACCCAAGTGTTCTGCACCTGTTGCACTAGCAATCTCACGTGCAATATCATTTGCAAGTTCTTCTTGTAGTGTTCCACGTCGAGCGCACCACTGTGCAATACGTGTGTACTTGCTAAGTCCAATAAGTTTATCAGCAGCAATAATACCAATGTACGCTACACCGCTAACTGGCTGGTGGTGATGACTACACATGCTCTTTAGTTCACTACGTACTACAAGCATACCTTCATAGCGATCATCGCTGTCATTAGGAAATGCTGTTGCGCTAGGCATAGGATCATAACGTCCTGCCATGATCTCATTAAAGTACATCTTAGCCAGTCGACGTGCTGTACCTTGTGAGTTAGGGTCGTTTTTGCGATCAATAACAAGTGCATCTAGAACTTGTTCAAATGCTTCAGTTGCGCCTTCGATAAGTTCTTCTTTGTCGCCCTTCTGTAGGACTTTGCTAATGTTATCACCGGCCCAGTAGCGGATACCGGCTTCTTCTAGTTTACTTCTAATTTGTAATGATTTGCTCATCAATTTATATTCTCCGATGTTAAGGCAGTGGATTGCCGATAGATTCTATAATACATACAAGTATTATACATTGTTATTTAGGTCTTGTCAAGTGATTTTAAGTAAGGTATATATTCATGTGCAATAATTTTATGTACATTAAATTTATAATGTTCACCGTCTAAAGTAAGATCTTCAATATTAAGGCCATGATATTTTTTAATATATTTTTCAGCACTAATATCGGCTCGTGTGCAATTTTCTAATGGGCCATAAAACTCTATATCGTTTGGCATAACAATGCGTTCGTTGATGCGCCAAAGATACCATTTAACATTATGTCTTTTACATAAGGTATCAATAATAAACAAGTTACTACAAAATTCTCTATACTGCAAATGACTAATATGTTCGTGCCATAATTTAACATATGCATATGGCATGTTTAATATATTTTCCATACCACAATGAAGTTCTTCGTGACTAAATCCTTTATATTCTAAGTGCTTGCTATTAGGAGCAGTACGAACACAATTTTCTATGTAGTTGTCTGTTACTAGTTCATCTGTCCAGCGTTCAATAAACTCATGTTGCCGATGAAGTGGTACTGGATAAAGATCTGTACCGGGTTTCATAAAATGCTCAGACTTCATGCCATCGGCAATATCTAGATTTTTATTAGCAGCTAGTAAATCTCTATTCCAATAAGTACTTTGAATAAAAACTTGTTCAATGTCAGAATATTTATTAAGCATTGAGTTTAGCCAAATTGGATACTTCTTATTAGAAGCATTAGGCATTGCATATAATGCTACATGTTCTTCATTCTCTTTACTATATATGTTAGCATAATTACTATCTGCCCAAAATACAGGTGTAGGATGGGGAAGATTTAAGTTACTCATATAGTAACCGGCACTATGACTATCTCCTATAAAAAGAGTCTTAGGCAAAATATTTCTCCAACATTTCAATTCGATCAGTTGCTGATGCCATTTTATCAAGTTCTTCTTGAATAGCTTCTACAATATCGCTATGTTCGCCAATGCCAACACTTTGATTCATATAAACCATAATGTTTGTTTTTGCTCTTTCAAGCTCTCCTTCGGCATGCATACGTGCTGCCTTTACTAGTTGTTCTTGCAAAATCATTTCCTTTCCTATATATGATTTAATATTCGCCTACATTTTCCCAAGGGTAAACTAGCCAAACATCTTCTTCTGCTTTGTTAATTTCGTGTGCAGTATATCTAACATCGTCAAACTCACTTGCACTATTGTCTGTAATAGTAGCGAATCGAACATTTGCTATATCACCATTCCAAACAGTATTCCAAGCGTTGTCTTCGTCGGGAAAACACCCACTAGTCCAATCTTGCTTAATCCAGTTAAACGTAGCACCAGTATCATTAATATCGTCAACAATTAAAATATTTTTACGTTTTTTATTATCCCAACGACAAGTTTCTTGTTCTTCTAGTGGGATATAACCAAACGCATCTTCTGCCATCCATAAGTTGCTTTCTGGACCCATGCTGTCATCACGCAAACTTACCTTTAGTGCTTCGCAACGAATGTCTAGCATATTGCTTAGAATAGTAGCAGGTATATTGCCACCACGTGTAATGCCTACAATGTAATCAGGACGCCACGCATCTTTGTACATCTGTAGTGCAATGTTAACACAAGCGTTTTCTACGTCTTGCCATGAGTAGTAATGTTTCTTAATCATTTCAATGCCTCAAAGGTTTTATATTTTTCAAGTTGTGCTTTGTAAGCATCCTTTAGTTCTTTTAACTTAGGATACTTAGCTTCCATATCTACGTCACGCTTTAATAATAACAGCGCATCCCGCATGTCGTCAAGTTCTTTTACTACGTCTCTGCCGTTTACAATTAGCGGAACGTCAACACGCATACTACCATTCTCACCACCGTCTATAGTAACCTTAGAGTCTCCTAGACGTGTAGTAGTACTAATAGGAGCAGGAGTCGTAAGACCACCACTAATATTATTGTAGATAGGAGTATTAGCAGTATATGTATAGTTGCTCATTGTATTCTTCTTTCTGTTAGAACGGATATTCGTCGTCGATTTCGCCTGACT